AACATCGCTCTATTTGGGTGTTCCTTAATGGATGCCCATAATGATTTAATCATTAGATATTTTATTTATTTCTTGGTCAATTTGAGTTTGTCTATTCACATCTAATATTTTTCTATCAGAAGCTTGAATAGCTCTTTTCTCGGATTTAAGACCTTCAATCTTTATTTCCTTACGAAGTTTAACTGAAAGTGAATCAACACTATCATTAACGTCTTGGACTTTTGAGTTTGTACTACAAGTTTTGAAAAATGTTATTACCACTAGGAAAAACATTATTCTAATACCCCAAGTATCAATAAAATTTAAAATTGGTTTCATAATTTTTGTTTTAGTTTTATCATAAAAGTAAAAAACCTTCTATCATAATAAATAGAAGGTTATAAAGTTTTTACATATATTCATATAATACTGAACTATCATTCCTTAATTTTCTCAAGGCTTTCTCTTTAATTTGTCTAACTCGTTCCTTTGTTAGATTAAAATCTCCACCAATATCTTCAAGAGTTCTTGGTGTTCCTGTTAAACCAAAATAATCCTCAACAATTACTTTTTCACGTTCATCTAAAACATTTAACAATGTAATTAGTTTAGCTTTTAATTGGTCTTTACTATTAAAAACCTCATCAGGCATATCAGCACCCTCGTTTTTAATTATATCAATAAGAGTATCACCATCTTCATTAATGTTCATATCTAAATCAATCATCGATGGTAAGTTTTGAAACTTATCATCCAATTTACCACCATTAGATTCAATTTCTTTTTTTGCTCTATGTAAATCTTGTACTACATTAACCGGTAAACGGATGGTTCTAGCATTGTCATTTAGTGATTGGAGGATAGATTGTTTAACCCACCATACAGCATATGAAATAAATCTTAAGTTCTTAGTCCAATCAAAGTTATTAATCGCCTTCATTAACCCTAAATTTCCCTCAGCAATTAAATCAGGAAAATCTAACCCTTGATTTTGATACTGTTTTGCCACAGTAATAACAAAACGAAGATTACCCTCTAATAATTCCTTATTAATTTCATCAATTTCTTGCTTGGTAAGAGTACCTGAAACAATTAGTTTTGATAACTCTCTCTCTCTTTCTACAGTCATTACTTTAATTTTCCGGATATCTTTTAGATATAATTGGATTTCTTCCTGATTTATAGGAATTCCTGAATTTTTTTCTTTCATACTAATTTGAATATTTGTTAAGTTGTGATAATTCTTTTTCTGTCAGCGAATTTAAACCTTTTTCTTTAATCTTTTCCAATAAATCGTCTAAAGATGGACTACGTTGTTTGTTTTTAATCTCATCAATATCACTCCATTCATCTTCATCATAATCAAAGTCAAAGTCTTCAATGTTTAACATAAAGCTTTCTTTGATTTGGTCTTGTATCATTTTTCGTACCTCAAACTCACTTTTATCTGAAAGTTTTGATTTTTCTGACATAAAGTCACTAATACCATCATTAAAAAGGTGTTCTGATATTTTTTTAGGTAAACCATATGACAAATTGTCAGATGTGTAAGGTAGTAAGACATACATAATATCCCCCCCGTCTAAAATCATATCAACATAGTCTTTTACATCCTGATGGGAATCTAATGTTGAGATTGTGAACACAGATGATTCTGGTCCGAAATAAAAATTAAGATTTGGAGTGTCTGAAATAACACATAATTCTTCAGCAATTTGTTCTGTAAATTCTTTTGGGTTGTCATTCTTTGCGAAGACAAATAAAATGTATTTGGTTAAACCATCCATACTTTATACGTTTAAGTTATATATTATGTTACAAAGATACTAAAAAAATTATGTTTCCCAAACATTTATTGGGAAACATAACTAATATTTTCTTCTTTTCTAATTCTCACCACGTTATCAGCCCAATTTGTTACTAATGGGTTGTGTGTGATAACGAATATCTTCTCAAAATATTCTTTAATCTTACTAAAGAATTCTGATACCATCTCCAAATTGTCGTTGGATATCTTTCCGAACACCTCATCAAACACAACAACGTTAGCTCTTGGTAATGAACATATCTTACTCAACACCGCTCTTAACGCTAGTGACGCAATGGTTCTTTCATACCCGGAACCGGACGCCATCGGTTTCTCAACCTGAGTGTTGTTATCAATCATAAGGAAATCAACCTCATTCTTATCGTTAATCTTAACCTCTAATCTGAAGTGACAACTATCTTCTAATAATCGTTGAAGTTCACTATTAATAAGTGGCATCATCGTTTTCATTATAAGTTTGGTCACACCATTCTTACCGAAGATTTCCAAATAGATTTTATAGATTCTTTCTCTTTCAGCCTCTTCCGCAATCTTTCTAATTGTTTCCAAGTTAGAAGTTATCTTGGTAGTTAGATTTGTCATTGTAAACTTATTGTTTGAGATACTAGTTTCAATAGTTTTCTTCTCACCCTCAAGTTCATCAATTCTAATTCCCGCTTTAATTAACAATCCATCTGTCTTATTGTTTTCAATAATCTTATCCTGAACCTCAGAGTATCTTTCTAATTTGGTTTTTAACGCGTCAATCATCAATTGGAAACGTTCAACACTTAATTCATATTTCTCTTTGATAAGTTTGTTTTTCTCATACTCATCAAACTCTTTTTTAAGATTAACAAAACCTAACTCTTTGCTGGTTAAATCCTGCATTAACCCCTCTAATTCCCCTTTGTGCGTGATAAAACCGGCAAGCTCCCCAATTTTTGCGTTGGTAATTGCAGCATTCATCAGTTCAATACCACAGTGTTCACATTTGATTCCACCATCAACCGAACTCTTAAGTTCTTCGATACTTTTAATCTTGGCGTTGTTCTCCGCTTGTTTGGTAATCAAATCCTTAATCTCCTGTTTCACCTCATCGTGTTTATCCTCGTGGTAAAATTCAGATGGTTCAACAACCTTAACACCATCTCTATCTGAAATGGCTTTGGTCTTCTGTAGGTCCAACCCATTAATCTCCTCTTGGACTTTATCCGGAGACACTAGTGTCAAATCTCTATCAATATTGTGTTTAGAGTTTAACAACCCATCACGATACTCTTGTCCCTTAAGGATTCTTGATTTAGCATCTTCCAACTGAGTACCCAACGTAAGATTACTTTCCGTTAGGGTATCAATCGTTTCCTGACTAGTTTGGTTATCCGTTTTAAGTTCTTCAGAGTTATAGATGTTAGATAACATTCCTTTGGAGAAGTCACTATAAATTTCTTTGGCAGCTTCCTCTTTACGTTTAAGAAAGTCTAACCCCATAAACCTTGAAAGAACTTGACCCCTCGCCGTAGGTTTAGCGTCAATTAGTTCTTCCAAGTTGGTGGCAGTTGTTAGGATGGTCATTAAGAAGTCCTCTTTGGTCCCGATTGACGTTTTAATAAACGCCTCGGTCTCTCTTCGTTGTTCTCCGGTGAAGTTTTGTAAACTACCATCAGACAATCTTTTATAAAAGTCCAACTCGGTCTTAACCGTCCATTCGTTTTTCTTTGATAACTTTCTTTCAATATTTCTCAATATGATATACTCCTCACCATCGATTGTAATCTCACCTTTTACGGCAACTTTGTTTCTATCTGTAAACCTGTTGAATATCTCTTCCGCCTTTGATGTCTTGGTTGTCTCATTAAAGAATAAGAACATAAGTAAATCTACTGTTAGAACTGTCTTACCCCCAAAGTTAGGCGGGTTTGATTCCACAACCGTAATCCCATCACACTTCTCAAAATCTATCTTCTGATTCTCACCATAGGATAAAAAGTTTGAGAACTCAATGTTCTTAATATACCATCTCTTAAACGGAGTGGCGTCGGTTTGGTCCTGTAACAATTTGTTATCCACAATACTATTAAGTTGGTAGATATCATCGTAGTGTTCCATATTCCCTTTTGACTCCAAGAATGAACGAACTAATTCTAATTGATAGTTCTCATCCAAGATGTTAAAGGATATGTCTACGGTATGTGTGGTGTCGTCACCAACCTTTGTCTTTGTAATAACATTAACATTGGTTGTGTTGTACTTCTTTTGAAAGTAATGACGAACACTCTTTATTTTTTCTTGTGTAAAGTTTTCGGCATAATCCTCCCATACAATCTGTAGGTAAGGATTATCAAAACTTGTGATATCTAAATCTTTTATCATTATTGTGTAATTAAATTGTGGTGGGGGATTGAATAAATCCATTTGTTTTAATTCAGTTCTTCTACTTCTTCTTGAATGACATCTCCACCGTCTCTTCTGTCTTGAGCCTCCAATACAGTATCTAAGTTCCAACCATCATATGCGGTTAGTTTCTCACAACCTCTATCCATCCAATAGTATTCCGACATCCATTCATCCCATTTAGAATCAACTAACTTAATGAAGTTCTCGTCGTTACCTCTATCTCGGTATCGTTGGATGAATTCCTCTTTTCGTTTATCATCCGGATAAACCAAGTAAAAGAAAAGACAATTGTCTAACAAAGCATCTCTAACTTCTTTATGTGATGAAACAAATATGTATTTGTATTTACCTATACAATTTTTAATATGGGTAATGTAGTTCTGTGGAAACTCGGGGTTTCTAACCTTTTCACCATCTTTATTAACAACCCAACTGAAATTACTCGAATCTGAATCTAATGTAGTTCCAGTATTGTTTTTATGGTAAGTCGTTTTACCGACACCAGGAAACGCTGATATTATCTTAGTTCTCAACTTCCACCTCAGGAGTTACAACCTCAGCTTCGGTCACATTAATTTCATTTGTTTCACCAATAACTTCAGTGTTCAAATCCATTGTTTCACCATTCTCATTTTGATATTGAGCTTTCAATGTCTCCATTTGTTTTTCAAACATTTCTGTGTACTCCGCTTGAGCTTTCTTTCTTAATCCTTTAAGAGCGTTGTTTCTTGTTACAACTCTTGTTTTGTGAGCCTTTGCTCCACCACGTAATTTTGACTTTGGCATAATTGTTTTTATTTAATTGTTATTTATTTCGTCATTCATTTGTTCTCGTATTTCTTCTAACGTTATTCCCGGCTCATTATCAATTCGTTCCTTAACCTCACTAGTCAGTCTATCAATAATGTCTTGACCTAAGTTCTTATCTCTATCAGATAATCCCATATGATTAGGACTCTCATCACCTTCATCATCATTACGATAATAATCCAACCAATCTGGTCTTTCTTGAACTTTAACACTCTCAACCTTTTCAATCATTTTTTGAACTTCCGTTTTAGAACCCATTAACATTTTAGACATCTGAACTTTTTTTTCAATATTTCTAAATCTATTGTAAAAATTTTGAGTTTTTGCCCCATGAAAGTTAATATCTGTATTGTTTTCTTCTAAATAATTAATAATACTTATAATTTCATCGCTATCATCAGTAATACCCATATCATTTATTAACTGAAAAAAGTCGTCACACTTGATAATCTTTCTTGTTTCTGTTTTATTTTGTAAAAACTTAATTACAAAATCACCTAACTTAGTTTCCATAACTTAATTTTTTGATGGTCTATTTTCTTCAAACCATTCAATTATCGCATTGATTGCCCATACCGCTCCGGATGATAGAATTCCATCAAAGAACCAACTAATCCATAATGGTGTTTCAAACAATACAAATGTTGGTGAGAACACAGTTAATGATAAAAACCAACCTCCGTGAAAACTAAAACACATCGGACAAGTTATTATACCCGATATAAAGTTAGCAATACCATTAAATGGTAATAATTTATTGTTTCCCCATTTTTGGAAGAAGTCTCTAAATCCCTGAAAGATTGACCCGTAGACCATAATGTTCATAAGCCCGTAGCTTAAGATGAACCAAGTTAAAATGTTAATCATATTACATCATCTCATTTAAGTTAGAACCTTTCATAAAGACAGCACCTTGACTAACTTTAATGGATTCCAATTGTTTATTTATTTTTTCAAGGTCTTCAATCCTTGTGTTCTTTAAAGATAGTTCTTTTCTAAGTTTCTGTAAAGTTTCTTGGAGAAGTAATGTCTTATCATTTGATTTTTCTACTTCAACTATCTTTTCAACTTCTTTAATGACCTCAACTATTTTTTCAATAATTATCGGTTCAGGTTTGTCCCCAATTTTATCTATATTTGGGACAGGAACATCTACTCTCACTTCTTTTATGACTTCTCTATCAACATATTTAATAACCTCTACTTCTTTGATAGTTTCAATCTGAATTTCCTTAATAACTTCTTTAATCACCTCAATCTCTTTAATAACTTCAACAGGTACTTCTACCCGTATTTCACGGATTACCTCAATTTCTACCTGTTTTTCACCAACAATACCTGTTTTTCCCGAATCATCACCAAGTAGACCATATTTCTTTATGTTAAATCCTTCAGTATAACATTTGGTTATGAACTTATCCACGTCCTCAATATTGTTTAATTTACAATATTCATTGACACTACTTAATTGACTACTTGTTAACTTGATTTGATGCACGTTGTTTGTCTTCTTGTTCTATTTTTTTAAGTAATTCTTCCCACTCCTCATCGGAGAATTTGTCTCTAAGATTTCCCATTTTATCGTTTAGTTATGATAATAATTGAATTCATAAAATTTATTGATTCAATATCAGTTCTTATTTTATAATTTTTTAATTTAACTTGTTCAATTAATAAGTCATCTTTTCTAGCATAACTATAATGACTTTCAAGTAATTCCCCATTAAAGTTAACATCATCAATAATATCTTTAAAGTATTCTATAGCAGTACCTGATTTCCTAAATCCCCCCTCATATTCATCCCAATAAGAACAACAAGTGTCTTCAACAACATACAAACCATTTTTTTTAACACACGGAAATAAAATTTCAAATGATTTAATCATATGTGATTGATAGTGAGAACCATCATCAATTATTAAATCAAATTCACCATATTTTTCAATAACATTATTTAAAAATTTCTCATCCTCTTGTGAACCAATTTCAATTTTAATATTTTCGGACTCATAAATTTTACAGTTTTCATCAATATCTATCCCAACAATTAAAGAGTTTGGATAAAATTCGCTCCAAGTTTTTAAGGAAGCGTCATACAAAACACCTATTTCAAGTATTTTTAATTTATCATTTCGATTAAAATTAAAATATTTTTCATATTTTACACAATAATCGTGTATTTCAGAACTTTTATCTGTACCATATTTAATGGCAATATCATTTAAATTATTCATATTTTTTTATTTACCACTATTAACCAATTTTTCAGTTCCGTTTATAATATCATCAAATGATTTCATCTTAAATGATAAGAAAGGTTTTGGATTATCCAAATCAACAAATGAATATTCATCTGATTCAAGATTATAGATTCCGAATCCATGCTTGGTTATTGTCTCACCATAGTTCTGTTGAATTGTTGAACCAACCATATACGCTTTCTTTCCACCAGGTATGTTGAAGATTTGTCTTTTGTGAATATCACCACATAAAACCAAGTCACATCCATTAAACTTATCTGTTTCAAACCCGGTTTCAAACTTATATCCGATATCAGTAGTTAATCCCTGAACTGGTCCGTGAAACAATCCAATCTTCAATCTACCCGTTTTTTCAATCTCAGGTGGAATGTTATGGTCAAGCAATGAATACACCACCCAATCAACATTATCGTCCTCGTATTCACCTCTGTTCTTCAAATAAACGATGTTGTCATTCTTTAATGAGTCAATAACCGGTGTAAGAGCGTCTAATCTTGATGAGTTCGATTCCAAAAAGTCGTGGTTTCCAATTATAACTATTGTTTTGGCAATTTGAGAACACTCCGTAAGAATCCAAGCCACGAACTCAATAAGTTCGGGAGTCATTTGGTTTTTAGAATGAACTAGGTCTCCGGTGAATACAATCCTATCCGGAGCAATCTCTTTGAATTGTTCCAACATATCATTCAAGATTCCTCGATATAAGTCGTGGTCTTTGAATAATCTTATATGTAAGTCACTAAAGTGAACTAATTTCTTTATCATTTTATTTTTTAATTTTCCAATTTAATAATACCCAACCCAAAATCAAAGTAGGTATTCCGACCCACCATATCCACTCTCTATGAAATGTTACTCCAGCAGCCTTTTGTATAACATATGATAATGTTGGTATTAACCATAAAGTCATAGACCCTAATGGTTGTGACGCAAATCCTCGTTTAACCAGTCTCATTATTTATCAAATAATTTAAACTCCTCATTTACGTGACCACAATCGTCACATCTGTAAGTTGGGAACGGAACTATAGTGTCTTCCTGACTTCCGGTTAACAATTTGTTAACTTTTTTTATCATCGTAACTTCTTTGAAGTAAATGCTATCACATTGTTCACACACTAATGTAGGTTGTTTCTTTAAATCAATCTTTGGTTGTAATAAATCGTCCATATGTTTTTCTTTTAAATTTAGTTTATTTTTACTTCTTAGTCAAATATTTTTTCACATCCATATCCAAGATAGTTTCTTGAACTCCCTTTGGAACACGGAATTCTTCATACTGACCAATCTCTTTAACAAGGACAATCACACATCCATACAATTTAATGTTTTCGTATTTGGTTCCTTGTAACATTTTAATAAGAAGTTTTCCGTAAAATGGTAATTGAGTGAAGTAGTGACCCAACGCATTGTTTGGTAACTTATCAAATGGGTAATACATTTTTTTAGTGAAGAATGATTCCTCAAAGTTCTTTGGCTTATTTGATTTCCAGTCCGTTATTACCAATCCGAATTCAGTTTGTTCCTTATTCATTATCAACCATACCTTATCCGGTTGTCCGGTGTAAGCTAGTTCAGGGTCACCCAACACAATCTCCGTATCCAATAATACGGCACCTCTCTCAACCATAAGGTTTAAGTAAGCGGTTCCTGCGGATATCATACTATCACCCTTTAAGATTTGTGTAAAGTCACACTCAAAGATTGGTTGTCTAACCTCTTTGTAATCCCCAAACATCTCAATAGTTTTCTTCTCCAACATATAGTGAACTCTACTTCCCATATTGGTTGAGTAATCCCCCGCCGCCTTCCACTCATCTAAGAGTTGTTGTTGAATCTCAAGGTCTCCTTTGGCTTTCTTTAATGATATACCTTCCGTATCAAATTCCTCGTAAAAGTATTTCATTACCTTACTAACAGATGGATAATCACTCCGGATTACTCCGGTCTCATCTTTCATATAATAAGTGTGAGTGTCCTCAACGAATGTTAATTCAAGTTCCCCTCTTCGTTTATCTAATAACTCTCTAATCTCTTTTGCAACCTCATTTAAATCTATCATCTATTTCATTTTATAAAAGTAATCACTGATGTCACCTCTTAAATCGGCAACATCGGCATCACCCGTTAATTTTATTATTTTAACCTTACCATATAATTTACCCCCATTTAAGTTGTGGTATAACTTAACAGCGTCTTGCCACGCGTCACTATCCAAACAAATAATTATATTACCATTTGCCTTCTCATATAACGTATTAAGTAATAAGTCGGACATATGTTTTCCTAACATAGCAATACTATTAGGTAGGAATATCGCGTCAAAGGCACCTTCACAAAGATGAATATCTTTATTCCAATTGATTGTATTTTCAAAAAAGATTATTTCATCTTTCGATGATTCAGGATTTTTGTATTTGGCACGACTATTTGGGTCCCAACTTCTGGCTATAAAATAGTTTAACTCTCCCTTATTATCATAAGAAGGAATTATTACCCTACCCGAGAACGCACCCTTATCACAGAATCCAATCCCATACTTTTCAATAATTTTATCAGTAATTCCACGTTGGGTTAAGTAATTATATGCTTGACGACGAACCGGATAAACTAAACTACTATCCTTGAATTTGGTAAATCCTTCAGGTAGTCTTAATTTAGTAACTCGTTTCTCTTTTGGTTTGTGATTTTCAGGTTGAAGTAGGTTGTATATCTTTTTCTGTTTCTTGTTACCAAAATTGTCAATTAGTTTTCCAAGAGGTCCTTTGGTATTATTTTCATCTCCACAACTCCAACACTTATAGACGTGTTCAAAGTAATTCACTTCCATGTTTCCTTTGTGTTGGTCTTCATCGCATATAGGACAGTCAAAGGATATTTGACCCTTTGACTCATAGTGAAGTTTTTCATCCCCTAAGATATCGTGTAGTATTTCTAATAAAATTTCCGCATCATCTGACATAGATGCAAATATACGAATAAAATTATTATTATCAAAACTTTATTAGTTTTTTAATCCCCCTATATTTATTGAGATAACATAACGAAATGAGTACACAAATAACAATAAGTAATATTACCGGAGTATCACCCTTCAAAGTTTATCTATGTGATAACCCAATTACTTTATCAATATACATAGACACAGTTTCAACCTTTCCTTATAATGTAATTATACCTCCTATTTGGAGTACATTAACATCATTTAATTTAAAAGTTATAGATAATAATAATTGTGAATCAATTTTAAATTTAACATTATAATATGCCTTGTAGTTCAACATATTGCCTTTCAAACACTGGTTACCCAACATTTGATGATATATACTTTAGTGCCGGGACACATAACTCTCAACTATATTGGACAGGTCAAACAAATGGATTATTCATTTATTATAACACAGGGTCAACTCAATGGTGTTTATCAACTGTTTTAGATGGGACTTGTCTTTTATCAGGTCAATCACCATGTTTTAATCCGTGTCCGGATTTAGATGATGTCTATTTTTCTAGTGGAGCGTGTCCAACACCCACACCCACACCAACATTAAATTGTGCAAATTTAAATTTCTCAGCAATATTTGATTGTGATTTTGAAACCACTCCCACACCAACAATAACAAGTACAACAACATTAACACCAACACCCACACCAACACCCACAAACCCATGTAATGTAGTTATTAGTGCAACTATTCAAAGTGTAACACCTACACCAACACTCACCCCAACAATGACGCCAACACCATCGGCACAAATTGCACGTACTTGTACTTTTGAACAAGGCGTAACGTTTAACACAATTGACGATACTATTGTATGTCCTTATAGTTATCAATTCCAAAGTTGTTATAACGGTATGATGTATTATACTACAAATCAAATAGTTACGCCAGGAAATATTCCAATTGAGAAGTTTCATGTTTATCAAGCCAACGTTAATGGAACACTAATGTGTGTTGGATATATTGGTGTTAATCTTAATACAATAGGTATTGACGATGTTTCATTATTATTAGGACCATACGGATTTTTAGATGATGGCGATTGTATTTTATGTTCAGAAGCTATTGTTCTAACACCAACGCCTACTAGTACACCAACATCTACCCCAACATCTACTCCAACAACAACACCAACACCCACACAAACTTTAACCACAACACCTACTCAAACACCTACTCAAACTTTAACACAAACATCAGGTGCAGTTCCTACTAGCACACCAACACAAACTTTAACTCAAACCCTAACACCAACTCAAACGTTAACACCTACATCATCAACACCATCATTTAGTGAAACATTCACGATGATTGCTAGAAGTTTAAATAGTATAACAAAGGTTGACTCTCAAGGGTTTATAATAAACGCTTCATTACCATATAGAGTGGTTTGGGGCGACGGTAATATTAGTAATTATCCTTCAGGAATAAGTTATATTATACACACATATTCAACCCCTTATACAGGAAATATATTAATCCAATCTTCTGATTTAACATCTATAATTTGGTTGGCACCATCACAGGTTGCCCCACAAATAACAACAAATAGTGTTAGATATTTAGAAATTGAAACGTCCCAATTAAATCTTTTAGATGGATTACAAATTTATGGGTCTTTCACAAACCAAGGCATTTTTACATCAGGTAATATAAGTTTATTACCATCAACTTTAACTGAGTTTATTTCACAATACTCTAATTGTTCGGGAGATGTAGGAAATTTACCTATCGGTTTAAAAAAATTATATGTAGATTATTGGGGTAATAATCAAAATCAATCAAATAATATATCAGGTGATGTTTCTAATTTACCAACAACATTAACAAATATAATTTTAGCCGGTAAAAACACTTTAAGTGGTAATATCTCTGTTTTCCCATCATTACTTTACAATATAACAATTTATGGTTTAAACACTATCACCGGTGATATATCATTAATGTCAACACCTAATTTATTAACAATAGATGTACAGGGTAATAACACAATATTTGGTGATTTAGGCGGATTATCAAATAGTGTTACAGATATAACTTTAAAAGGGACAAATTTAGTAACTGGTGATATATCTACATTACCACCAAATTTAAAAACTATAATAGTTTTGGGAAGTAATACTCTGTATGGAGATATTGTAACATTAAACTACACAACATTAAAGACGTTAACTATTCTCGGAAGTAATAGTATTAGCGGTAATATTAGTTCATTAAATTTAAAAATTCAGGCGAATTTTGATTTACAAGGTATCAACACATTAACCGGTAATATTAATAGTTTAGGTAATTCTTTCGCATATTCATCAATAACTATTAAAGGCAATAATACCATTTATGGTAATATTCAAGACTTACCTTCTAATGCAAAAATAATTCAAATATATGGTAATAACACAATATCAGGTGACCTATCATTAGTTCATCTAGATATTAATAAATTATACATATCCGGTAATAACACAATATCAACATTCTCAAATAGTTCAAGAATTTTTACAAATTTATTAGAAGTTATAATAGTTGGTGGAAGCGGATTTAATAGTTCTAATGTTGATAAATTATTAACAAGTTACGCTAATTCAAATTGGTACAACGGAAATAGCGAATTTTTACTAATTAAAGGTACGTCAACACCTAAATACACTAACATCACATCATACAATACCTTAAATATAACAAAAGGTGTCGCCATATCAATAACGTAAAATGGAAATAGAATATAATTTTTGTCTAAATATTAGTATTAATAACTTACAAATCCATTTTAATCCAAATGGATTAGATAATAATGGATATAATCAATGGGTGTCTGATGATTACACATATTCAATTAATTGGGACACCTCATTAAGTAGATGGAAATTGAATGGTGGTAATCTATCTTATTCAGTTTATTCATCCTCATCTTACCCCCCACTTAACTCTTGGTATGTATTAGGCGCTAACGAAACTGTTTACGCTAATGAAGGTGTATGTAACCCATTATATACTTTTTAACATATGACAGCAATTAACATACAGTCAATCACAGGTTCAAATTTCCCGTATACAATTTATGCGTGTGATGTTTATGGTAGTCAATGTATATTAATTGCAACAATTGTTACTTCAGTACCTCCGGATAATATTATTGCGTTACCACCACAATTTGATAGTGTTGCCGCAGTAGGTATTAAAGTTATATATGGTGATGGTTGTGAAAGATTTGAAGTGGTACTTTGTAATTTATTACCACCAGTTCCAAAACAATTTCAAGATTATGAATATTTTGAATTTATGGATTTTGATATATACGATTTCCAATAACGAACTATTTATAATATAAAACAAAAAACCAATGAGATTAACAGATAGAAGTTTTCCGCCCTACATATCACCAAACGCATTAGTTCACATTGTATTAACAGGTGATACAACAGATAGCCCCGAAGGTTCATCCTTTAAAGCCTCGATTGGTTCGTTATTCACTTCGTTAGATAACGCAGTAATCATAACAGGTACAGGAATTAATTCATCGGTTAGAAAGTTAGTTAATAATGAGGCTTCAGGTGATTATTCAGCCGCTTTAGGAGGATTATCAAACTCAGCAACAACAGACTATTCAACAATTGTTGGGGGTCAAAAAAACATAATTAGTGTCGGCACACATTCATTTATTGGTGGAGGTATTTGTAACTGTACTTGTGGTAATAATTCATTCATTGGTGGTGGTTGTTGTAACATAATTTTTACATCAATAAATTATAACGACAATTATCCAAAAATAGGAGATGTTATTAATGGTGGAAATAAAAATACTATTAATAGTAATACTCAAAATTTTAATACTTACGAGTCAACTGGTGGTAATATAATATCTGGAGGTTATTGTAATACCACGACTCCTTATATTGGTTTCACAACCATTAGTGGTGGACGTTGTAATCAAACTTTTGGTAGGTTTTCAACAATTGGTGGTGGTTATAAAAATATTGTTTCTGGTTGTGAGATATCTCTTGGTGTAATAACAGGTGGAGGTTCAACAGTAGGAGGTGGTTATTGTAACATAGCTTCCGGTAATACCTCAACAGTTGGTGGTGGATATTGTAATACTGCTTCTAGTAATTATTCAACAGTTGGTGGTGGTCAATATAATACTGCTTCTGGTTGTCGTTCAACAGTAGGTGGTGGGTCTTGTAATTGTTCGATGGGAGAAATGTCATCGATTATTGGTGGTGGTTGTAATCTAACTTGTCAATATTATTCAACAGTTGGTGGAGGTTGTTCTAACTGTGCAACAGTAAAATATTCAACAGTATCTGGTGGTCGAAAAAACGAATCATCAGGTAGTTATTCATTTATTGGTGGTGGTCGAGATAATATTGCTAATAATCGTTACTCAACAATTGGTGGAGGTCTTTGTAATCTCTCATCAGGAGAATCTTCAACAATAGGTGGTGGTAAATCAAATTCTGCTACTAATGTTAGTTCAACAATTGGCGGTGGTAAAGTAAATTTAAACAAATCTCAATCCGGTTTTATTGGTGGTGGTAATTTAAACTTAACATCTAATGCAACAATATTTGACTCATCTTTTGTCAGTTTCAATTGTTTTGTTATTTATGGCGACCAAACTTCATCATTTACTATTGGAGATAATTTTATTTCATCTAATTATAATAATACCACTTACGCAGGACAAATCACTAATGTTGTTTATTCTGGTTATTTTACTTGTTTATATACAAGCCAATCTTTTATTAATGGGAATTACCCAAAATTAGTAAATACGACTACCGCCCCTAATGGATGTAATTTTGCAACAATCGGTGGTGGTTTCGCAAATAAAAGTTTTGGTAGTTTTTCAACCGTTGGTGGTGGTCAATATAATATTGCTTGTTGTTGTTATTCAACAGTTGGTGGTGGTAGACTTAACATTTCTTCCGGAACGGATTCATTTGTTGGTGGAGGTCTTGTAAATACTGCTTATGGTACACGTTCATTTGTTGGTGGTGGTCGGAAAAATACTGCTTGCTGTTGTCTTTCAACAATTGGTGGAGGTTCAGGAAACACAGTTTCACAAACTTTAGGGTTTATTGGTGGTGGTAAAGGAAACAGTGTACCTGGAACTTGTGCAACAATTGGTGGTGGTCACCTAAACGTCGCGTCAGGAATTGATTCAGTTATTGGTGGTGGGTATAAAAATTGCATTCTTGACCCTTGGGGGTCAATCGTAGGAGGTCATAGCAATTGTATACTGCAACCGGGTTGTAGGTCTTTTATTGGTGGTGGTGGTTTGAATGTTATCTGTAGTTCTTGTTCAGTTATAGGTGGTGGGTATAAAAATAGCACATCAGGTAATACCTCATTCATTGGTGGTGGGTATAAAAACACAATTAGTGGTGGAACTCATTCCTTCATTGGTGGAGGTCATTTGAATGGAATATCCGGAAACACATCAACAATAATCGGTGGTTGTTGTAATGTTGTTATTGGGAAAAGAAATACAATTGGTGGTGGTGGATATAACATAGCTTGTGTTACCGGACCAAGTATAAATAGTGGTGACGCAACCATTGGTGGTGGTTATTGTAATTGTGCATTAGCAAACAACTCAACTGTTGGTGGTGGAGCAAATAACAAATCTTATTGTGATAGTTCAACAATCGGTGGAGGTATATTGAACAAAACTTACGGTAATTGTTCAACAATTGCTGGTGGTAGGTGTAATAAAACTTGCAATACATTTTCAACAATTGGTGGTGGATTTAATAATTATATCTCAACAAGCGGTTCAACAATAGGTGGCGGTCAATTCAACTGTATTTGTTCAACAGCAATTAATGGATTTATAGGTGGTGGTTCAGGTAATACGGTAGCCGAGTGTTTCTCATTTATCGGTGGTGGTAAAATGAATGCTTCATCATATCTTGCTGCCTACTCCTCAATTGTCGGTGGTAGATGTAATTATATTGGTAACTCTTACTCATCAATTGGGGGTGGACAAAAAAATAAATCATACCAATCAAATTCAACAATTGCTGGTGGTTATTGTAATCAGAATCAAGGAAGTTTTGGGTCTATTGGTGGAGGTATCTGTAATTGTATAACACTTTGTGGTTTATCGTCTGTTATTGGGGGTGGTTGTTCTAACAAAATATGTTACGCACCTTCTTTCATTGGTGGTGGTTATAATAACACAATTTCCAGCCGTTTTTCATCAATTGTTGGTGGACAATTTGGAAGTACTTCTCGTTTTGGTCAAAGGTCATTCTCACCAGGTACTTGGACTGGTACAACTACCTCAGGTGGTTCACAACAAATTGATTTAGTAGGTAGAAATAAAACAACAGGCGTAACCCCTGTTAATATATTCTTAAACGAGTCAAATGAACGTATAACTATAACTAACGGAACCGCAATGTTTGTTACGGTAAATATTGGAGGTATTAAATCAGATGGTTCTGGAGGAGCTCATTATATAAGAAAAGTCGCGATTGTTAATTCAGGTGGAACAACCTCTTTAATTGGTACTGTATCAACTATTGGAACTGATGTTGAAACTAACGGTTCTTATGATGTTTTAATTCAAGCGGATAACACCAATGATGCTTTAGAAATATTAGTAACTGGTGTTGCGGGTGAAACATTAAGATGGACTATTCACGTTGAGGGTGTTGAAATTGTTTACGGAACATAGGTCTATTCCGTTTTTTTACCCAAACCTTCATATATCCTTAAAAGTTTTAAAGATTCATTGTAGTTTTTTTCTAATCTATCTAATTCTTTTTCGTTGACACCCTTTTCACATGCGTCTTCATAAATTCTTTTAGATTCAGTAACCAAATTTGATATTGTTCTAATCAGTTTCATATTATATAAATATCATCATCTTTACCATTTATTACATTAGATAGTTATTTATATTTAATTAAAAACGTTTAATATAATATGATTTTTGTTACAGCACAACCTGATGTACCTTATTTCCATTGGCAAATAATGGTGTATATCCACAACTTTATTGAACACGGGGTATCACCTAATCAAATACATGTCCTACTTGGAATTATAAGTGAAGATAATGAACCAACAAAAGAATCGTTAACCATAAAAGATTTAGGCGTTAACGTTCATTATTATATTGACAATAGACCTCAAAAACATTATATACCTACAGTAAAACCATTTTTAATTTCAAAATGGTTAAAAGATTTTCCTGAATATGGTAAATGTTTTTTTCTACACGATTCTGATATTATATTCAGAAAATTACCAAATTTTAATAGTTTAATTAATGATGACATTACATATTTATCCGACACAATAGGGTATATTGGTTATAGATATATAATGGATTGTTGCGAACGTTACGAAAATGCTCACTCAACATCCGGTAAAGGTCAATTATTAGAAGAAATGACTGATGTTGTTGGCGTTTCAGTTGAGTGTGTTGAATGTAATCAAGAAAATTCGGGTGGTGGTCAATACTTAATTAAAAATACAGATTGGTTATTATGGGAAAAAATTTATGCGGATTGTGTTCCATTGTATGACCAAATGTTAGACTATCAAAAAAGATTCCCAATTAGTCCTGGTGAAATTCAATTTTGGACTGCCGAGATGTGGTCATTATTATGGAACTTATGGTTACACGGGATTGAGACAAAAATAACATCTGAATTTGATTTTTCGTGGGCGACAGATTCAATAAAAATATACGAAGATAAACCTATTCTTCACATGGCAGGAGTAACAGATAATCAAAAAAAAGATAAATTTTATAAAGGAGATTTTATTAATTCAAACCCATTAGATAAATTAAAAGAGAATATTAACTTTTTTGATTATGTTAGTTCACAGAGTTCTACAAAAAAATATGTAGAAGTTATGACATCTTTGGTGAAAAAACAAATAAAGGATTATTTATAGTATAACAGAAACAAATTATAATGATATATTATTTTCAAAAATGTTGCACCAAATTAAATCCATCCGATAATTTTTTCGGAGTAAATGACCTTATATTCACATCACCTAATGTAAATATTTTAGAGACTGTTTATTCAGTGGAAACACCGTCATTTAGTGGATGCGCATATTTAATACAAGGTCCAATCCCATCAGGGTCGTTAATTTATGATGGAAGTAAAACAACAATAACATTATACTCGGATTGTCAAGATTGTTTGAATAACGCGTATAGTTGTTTTCCACCTCCTCCACCACAACCAGCAATTACTTATTTACAATCTAATGAATGTGATGTGATTACATTATTTCCAATGACCGTTGAATGCGATGTCATTAATCCTTCAACAGCGGGTAGTCGTGATGGTAGAGCTTCAATATCTATTACCGGAGGAACACCTCCTTATACGGTAACTTGGGCAAATGGTAGCATATCTCCAGCAATTATGGATTTAGAATCTGGGTCATACCCTGCAAAAATTGAGGATTATTATGGTGATTTTACCGCATATACCACATGTGTATTAACAGGACCAACACGTACGCCTACCCCAACTCCAACTTTAACACCAACACCAACACGTACGCCTACCCCAACTCCAACAAATACGCAAACACCAACTAACACTCCAACAGACCCACCATTACTTACGCAAACACCAACTAACACTCCAACAAATACCGCAACTCAAACTCCAACAAATACACCAACAAACACTGAAACACCAACTAACACTCCAACAAATACCGCAACTCAAACTCCAACAAATACACCAACAAACACTGAAACACCAACTAACACTCCAACAAATACCGCAACATCAACTCC